TCCTAATAAGTAAACATTGTCATTACTCATAACAAAGGGCGATATGTAACCTTGATCAATTACAGAACCACTAGCGAATTTATAAGTCGTATCTGTGTTTGTGTCCACTACTAATACATCGTTTGTGCTTGGTGATGTATAACTTACTGAATATATTTTTCCTGTACTTGTTAAAGCTGAATCTGTTATTGCATTATGCCCTACTGTTGCGTGTGTTGTAAAACTATCATCTGAAATGTCCATTTTGTAAAACTCACTTCCACCGCTAGGAATGTAATAAACATAGCCACCAACATAAGTTGCAGTACCACCACTATTAGCACCTATTGTTATTTCTGAAACTGTATCTGTATTTGTGTCAATCTTTAGCTTTTTATTACTAGCTGAACCGCTTGCATAAATTACACCGCTTGGTGTTATTGTTGGCACTCCATAAGAAACAGTAGTAACTCCTATATTTGCAAATGTTTCCAATGTAGGGTCAAAAACTAGAACATCACTTGATGTTGAAATATCATTCATATAATAGATTTTCCCGTTTACATTTGAACGTATGCCATAAGTATAGTAAACACCCGCCCCCGCTGGATAAGGTGATGCAATAGTGCTCAATGTATCATTAGTTAAATCATACTTCAAAAAGTTTCCTGATCTAGCCGGTGCACCATAAGCAAAGCCATTACCACCGTCAACAATTCCAAAGTATGAAGCAGCTTGTGGCATTGACCCGTAATAATCATCAGAAGTTATTGATAAACCTTCGCTTTCACTTGTTGCCTCTGTTTGCAATGCAGCCCTTTTATTAATCAACATCTTTGATAACCATTGAACAGTTGTTTCAGGCATCCTATCACCGAAAACATCGTATTGATAATTATAATCAGAAGTGTAAACTAAATCACCTACATCAGTTGAAACAGGTTCAACGGGTCTAACCCTTTTAAACGTTTCATCTTTGTATTTTCCTACTCTTGTAATGTTTCCAGCCAGTGTATAAGTATCAAACACCCCAAACTCATTCAACCAAGTTAATGTGGTTGTTTTATCACAGTCATTCCTTAATTTAAAAGAACGGGTTTCACTTCTTACTGTGAATGGGCTTGCTTTATCCCTTATGTAAATTCTAACCTCATCAATTCCAGTACTGGAATCAAAATCAAATCTATAATTAGAAATGTCGTATTTGCCCGCTACAACATCAGGCAAAATATCCCTTGTTGGTACATCAACATCTTCTGTAGTTGCTAGTACTAAACTATTAGATAAATATGTTTCAATTACCCATTCTTGATTTGGAGCTAAAGCAGTATAAGAAGTAGTCAAACAGCTTACAAAAAAGCTTGTGTTATCACCAATCAATAAAGGATTGGGTGCATTGGTTAGAAACTTACTTGATACACTTCCTGAATCCCCACAATCGTAATCTGTTAAATCAAATTCTTCAATTTCAAAAGTATCTTGTGTCATGTTCTTAACTATTACAGTATAATCGTAAGAAGTTAAATCTTTTCCTGTTATTGGACTTACTTGGTAGAACTTCAACAATACAATAGCGTTTTCAGTTACCGTTTGTTCTGCTCCTGTTAATGGTAAAAATTCACTAGCAAAGTAATCTTTTATAATGCTGTTAATCTCAAAGCTGAAAGTGTCATCTGTTCCAAAGTCTGGCAAATGCTCTAATTCATGTGCTAATGTATCATTGTTTACATACACTTCCATTATTACACTTGTAACTTGTTCCAAAGGTAAAGGTGCGTCTGTTACCGCTGTAATCAATAGCTTTTCTGTACTTATTTCCGTTCCTTGCTGTGTTATTGTTAATGCCATTTCTTAAATTGTTTCAAATGTTGTCCTATTCTTACTTATTGTTTCTCTAATCAATACACTTACTTCTTTTGTAAACACATCAGCAACCATTTTAAATATTGTTTTTGCGTTTTCATCCAACATAACCTTGATAAATTCGTCACGTTTACCGCTTTTGCTATACTGTAAACTACCCCTTGTGGGACTTCCTTCATTGTAAATCTTCCTTCTTATAGCAAATGCTGCGCTTTTTATCTCCTTTTCACCCGTTGCAATACCTTTCTGCTCTACCCATTCAGCCAAAGCATAAGGATTAACCCATTTGCCTTTGCTTATCCCTTGATCAACAAACTTTGCATAATCTTTGCCCGTTATCGTAATATCAAACCCTCCACCGCTTTCAGTAACGCTATATTTCATAGTTTCCTGTAAAGCTCCTGTATTCCTGTGCCCTTGATCGTCAAGAGTTTTTACAAGCTGATCAACAATGTATTGTCCTACTATGTCAAGCCCTGATTTAATCATACTGGTAAACTAGTGCATTCACTTCTTATTGTTGCCGTAAATGGAATAAAAACCTGTACCAATTTAGGGTTATGGACATCTAAACCGAAGAAACCTTTACCCCATTTTATCCTTTCAGTTGGTGCTAAATCAGTTCTTCTGTTTATTTCACCTAATACTTGAAGTGCTAACTCATTTAATTCACTTTGCTTTTCGTATGCCTCCTTTACTTTCCTTTCACCTTGCCAAAATGTATCGTAAAAAAATATTTTTCCTTGAAACGTTTGCAAACCTGTTCTATTGTTTGACTGTGTACCCATTATTTCAAAATCAGGTGAACGTTCAAACAACATTGACGGATAAGTATTTGAAGAAGCCCCGTTGTTATACCAAACAGCATCGTAATGAAAAGATAAACCGTTGCCACTTACAGGAACATAAGCCTGTGAAGCATCTTTAAATATGTTTACTAAGTCTTCGTAGGTCATTGTGCCAAGTTTAAATTAAATATTTTCAAAATGTCGTATGCTCTTTTACTCATTACCGCCTCTAATGGTGTCATGTCGTAAGTATTAAATACTCCTTTTTCAGCAACTTTGATTGCAACCATCTCCCAAAAGTGGTTTTTGATAGTGATACTTTTAATTGTTGTATTGCTAATAGATTTTGTATTTGCGCTGGTGGGTTCTTTGTCGTAGATAAGTGGAAATAGTCTTTGTACTTCTCTACTAACTCGACAAAAAAAAAGTAAGCTGACCAGCCATACAACGCATTTACTTCACCAAATACTTTGGAACGTTTTACAATCGCTTCGCTGCTATCATCACCATCAGAATACAACAAAGCAAATAACTGTACTAAAGAACTTATTGCCGTTTGTCTTTTGTTAGCTTCAACCATTGCTGTAAGTTGGCTGCCTAGCATGAATTGTCTATAATTAGCATTTCCAAATAACATTTCAGCCCCTGAAATAGTTTTAAGTGGCTCTATAAGCTTATAAGAGACCTTCTCGTGATCAAACTCTTTCAATTGAACATAAGATTCAGGTTGTTTCATAAACTGCTTACAGTGGTTGTATAACCATTCAACACTTATGCTTCCTTCCATTGGGATAAGTTTCAATTCTTCTTTTGTAAAGTCACTAAATAAAGTAATCCAATGAATTTTAAATTGAAATAGCTTATCTGAATCAATTTCTTTTTCAGAATTGCTTAACAGGTATTGTTTCAAATCAGCATCAAGCCCTTGAATATACTTGTAAGCTTCTGCTAATTCGTTCAAAGTAATATCAACAAATTCATCTTTTAGCTGCTTATTTAGGTTGTTTGCTTTAAGCTTCAACATTTCCTAAACCTTTAGTAATTAAAAGCTTTGCCATTGAACCATTCATTGTAAACTTTTCGCCCTTCTTCATGTGCAAACTATCTTTTCCAGCTACAAAAGTGTAGATTTTCTTATCATCCAACACAACCTCTTTCTTCTTTGGTGCTGCTTTCTTCGTTGTACTTGCTTTTTTCGTTGCCATAACTTAATATTTTATCGTTGTATGTAAATATAGAGAATTTAAGCCAAAAAAAAAGGGCTATCCTAAGACAGCCCCCTTTTTTAATTAATCAACCTATGTATTAAACAGTTTCTAAAGCTGCTTTTGCAGTTGCGAAAGTTCCTTTTACAAAACAGTCTCTATCATTATGCTCAACATAACAAACAGCTCTTACTTCACCTCTAATGGTTTTGAAGTTCTTCACGAAGTTATCAGCATTGTACCCGATTTCAACAGTGAAACCTTTCTTATAATCAACATTTGCTTTTGTGAAATCTCCCATTAAGAAATCACCAGCAGCAACCATTGTTGATTTGATTACAGGAACACCGTCAAAAGATAAAGTACCAGCGATCAATTGAAGTCTTTCAATGTATCTCTTATCTGTTGAACTAACCTTTTGTAACAATAAAGAAGTTACATCAGATGGATTCATCATAATTGCAGTAGGCATTGGACAGTTAGCAAGTTCGATTTGGTTTTGAGCTACTGCTAAAACATCAACCTCGTTTGCATTGTCAACAGTACCAGCAAAAGTACCCGCTGCGAAAGCTGGAGCAACAGTTACAATACCTTCCAAGTTTGGAGAAGCACCATCGCCATCGTAAACACCTTGCTCTAATGCTAACCTTACTTTTGTAGTAAGTTTGTTTTGGATTAATGAAGTAATTCCTTCAACATCTTCCAACATTTCGTCAGTAGCAGTGATGTAAGCAGTGATTTTTTCAACCTTGTTACTTCCAACAGCTAAATCAAAATCAATTTGATTTTTCAATGCTCCTTCAGCAGTTGAACCAGCAGCACCTTCTTCAGAAGCACTAACAACATAAACCCATTCTTTTACATTTGAACCGATTGAACCAGTTGTAACAATGTCCAAAAGAGTAACCATTCTTTCGTTTACATCGCTAATTCCAGGAGTTCTTTCAGCCTGTGGAATTTGTCCAGTAGTATTACCAGCAAGAGACATATCACCAACAGCTTTTACCGTAAATCTTACGTTTTCTCTTGATTCTCCTTTTGCTAACTTAGTTAAAGCTTCTGCATTATCAGATACTTTCTTTGCAACACCTTCATTAGCTTCAACAGCTTCAGACGCAGACAATTTTTTCATGTAAACACCTTGCTCTTTTAATACTGTTTGAAGTGCCACAAATTGCTTAGTCATTGTGTCGCTTAATTCAGACTTCATTGTATCAACATCTTCTTTTGATGCTTTCAATTCAATAGCTTTTTCAATTTCTACTTTTGAAGCTTCGTTATACTCATTGTATAATGATGCTTGTGCTTCTGCATCTAGCTTTGAAATATCTTCAACGCTCTTAGATGCTAAAAATTCTTTAAATTTCATTTCTTAGTTTTTTAAATTAAAATTATTTACTCATTATCTCGTAAAATGATGGCTTTTTAGTTGTTTCAGTGTCAGAAGACGGCTGTTTTTTGCTAAAAGTATCAACGTACTGCTTACAAATATTATTAAAAATTTCCTTATTATCTATATTTTTACCCAAATAATCGAACATTTTCACTATTTCATCGTCATTTTTTAGGCTTTTATTGTTATCAAAGATGCCTGTTAACGGATTTGAACCCATTAA